ACAATAAACTTTATCAAATCTTTTCTATTTTGATTAAGGTTGGTCTATCAACTCAAGACTACGAAAACCTTTATAAAAAGTTTGTACATCCAGCTGGTTTCTATTTTGCTGGCCAAGTTATTTCAGAAGGTGTTGGTACACTTACACCAGCAGGATTCTTTGGTGGTGATTCAAATGATATTTACGGTATTCTAGAAACTATCTCTTACGTAAGTGAAGCAACATTGACTACTGTTGGTGATGTCGTTGAAATGACAGCATTGCTTGAATCAAATGGTGTTCAACTACGAACTGGTATTAACCAAACTGTTGCAGCTTACGCAAATGATTCAAGTCTATTAGTATCTGCAGTGAATACATATTATAACTCAATCATTGATATGATTACACCAAACTCATATACATTTGATGATAGTTCTAATACCTATAGACCTGATTTGTCAATGACACTTGAAACGATGGATAATGACATGTTCACACGATATATTATAGATATTACTGAATCATCGATATAAATAACTTAAACAGTACTAAGAGTAAATTATGACTAGACAAGCAATTGCAACAGGCACGACAGCTAACGATGGAACCGGCGATACTCTTCGTAGCGCGGGTAATAAAATCAATGCTAATTTTGTCGAGCTTTATAAAGCCCTTGGTGGAGATAGTGACCATCTATCTACGCAAGTGACGCTTGAAGATAGCGCTGTCGTTTTTGAAGGTGCTACAAATAATCTATACGAAACAAGATTAACAGCAGTAGATCCTACCGCAGATCGTCAAATACAATTACCAAATGTTAGTGGTATTGTTGTAATTGATACTGCAACTCAAACTTTAACGAATAAAACATTAACAACACCAACAATTAGTTCACCAAAAGTTACAACTGCAATTAACGATGCAAATAGTAATGAGCTAATCAAATTTACTTCTGTTGCGAGTGCTGTTAATGAGATTACAGTAACTAATGCTGCAAGTGGCAATTCACCAATTATTTCGGCAACTGGTACTGGAACAAATCTAAATATTAGTTTGAATGCAAAAGGTACTGGTTCAATTGCATCAAGCAAGCTGGCTCTTGGTAGTTCTGAAATTACTGCCAATGGAGCCGCTTCTGCAGTTTATTCATATATCATCTGTAATAAAGCAACAGCTCTTGCTATTACTTTAGCAGATGGTACTACAACTGGTGAATTTAAGATTTTTACAAATAAAGGAGCAGGAACTGCAACAATTACTCCAGCAAACTTTGCTAATGGTACAAGCTTTGCGATTGCTCAAAACGAAGGCGCAACTTGTGTCTGGGACGGATCTAACTGGTTCCTTATTGGTAACCAAAGTATAACGACGGTGGCATAACATGGTAGCAATTGTAACTGACTCTCTAAAACAACAATTTGCAAAGTACTTATTTGACGAAATCAATAACTCTTTAGATTCCAGTGAGTTCTTTATTGGTATTGGTAAAGCAGATGCTTATGATTCTGCTGACGTTGTTGTAACTCCAACACGTACCTTGGAAGAAGAAAGAGAAGCTAGAAATAATCTACAGTCAATCAAAAAAGTTACTGCGCAATCTTTTGTTATCCCTAGATCTAACTGGACTGCTGGTGGTATCTATAGTGCATGGCGTGATGATTATATCGGGATCCCAACAAATAAGTATTATATTCTAACAGAAGATAATGAAGTCTATATTTGCTTGCAACAGGGTAAAAACGCAGCTGGTCAAGCAAACACTTCAATTGTAAAACCAAGTTATATTGACGCTGGTGTACAGCAACACCAAGCATTTAGAACTTCTGACGGATATATTTGGAAGCTCTGTTATGGTATTTCTGCAGCACGGGCCAATTCATTCTTATCGTCAACGTATATGCCAGTGCAAGATATTGTTATAGATTCAGCTGGTGCCAATGCGTTCGAATTACAACAATTGGATATTCAAAATACTGCAAAGAAAGGTCAAATCATTGGCTTCGATATTGTCAACGCTGGAACGGGCTATACAACAGCTCCAACGATTACTATTGTCGGAGACGGATCAGGCGCAAGTGCTGTTGCATCTGTGTCCGGAGGGGCTATCGTTAAAGTCGAAATGTCTAACGAATCAGCAGGACTAGGATCTGGCTACAATTTTGCTCGAGCAAATCTTTCAGCTGGAAATGCTGTAATTAGACCAATCATTGGTCCAATAGATGGATTTGGTACAAGTGCAATTTCTGATTTGAAATCTTCTTCAATTATGCTGAATGTTAAGCCTGATGGAAACGAAGGTGGCGAATTTAATACCTCAAACGATTTTAGACAAATTGTATTATATAAAGATATTGAGCATAGTGATTCAGCTTCTGAAGGTGGAAGATATAAAGGCAATGTAAGTAAAGCATCTCGATATCTAACAATTGTTGGTAATATTGCAACTTCAGGATTTGTTGTTGATGAGATAATTTCAGGTGTAACTTCTGGCACAACCGCTTATGTTGATGAATTAGATAGTGGTGCTGGTAATAGAATCTGGTTCCATCAAAATAGTAATAATAAAGCTGGTAAATTTACTAATGGCGAAACAATTACTGGTTCACAAACTGGATCTGCTACGGTAAATGAAGGGGATAAATATTCATTGGTTGATCCACATACTGGTAAATTACTCTATATTGAAAACCGTGCTCGAGTTATTAGATCAGCAGTGCAAACCGAAGACATTAAAGTTATTGTGACGGTGTAAAAATAAATGGCAACAAATCTAACCACTACTACTTTTTCTACGACCTACAAAGACGATTTTAGGGATAGTGATAACTATGCTAGAATTCTGTTCAATGCGGGTAAAGCTCTGCAAGCTCGTGAGCTTACGCAGATGCAAACTATTATCCAAAAAGAAATTGAAAGATTTGGATCGCATGTCTTTAGAGAAGGTGGTATTGTACAACCTGGTGGTGTTGCCCTAGTCGAATTTGAATACGTTAAATTAGCATCTGGTCAGTTGCCATCAGATGTGAATACAATTAAAGGTAAGACTTTTACCGTTCAGGCTCCAAGTGCTGCAATTCAAGTAGAGATTGTAGATACTATTGCTGCAGAAGGTTCTGACCCAGATACGTTGATTGTTAGATATATTTCAACTTCTGCTGGTACATCATCAGCAACACCTGTTCGTGTTGGTAACGGTGTTGTTCTAGAAAATACAGTTTTAGGAAGTGCTTATGATATGACCACTGCAGCAACTTCTGCTTCTGGTCGTGGATTAAAGTTTGAAGTTGCGCAAGGTGTATTCTTTGCACAAGGCCACTTTGTATTCTGTGAAAAGCAATCAATCTATCTATCAAAATATAGTCTCAACGTTGACAAAGATGTTGGTTTCAGAATTGTTCAAGACGTTGTCACCGTTAACGATACTAACGATTTATATGATAACCAAGGCGCTGCTCCAAACCTAGCCGCTCCTGGTGCTGACCGTTATAGAATTAGATTATATTTAACAACAAGAGATCAAATTGCTTCTGGTCAAAACTTTGTATTCTTAACTAAAGTTACTAATGGTATTATTACCGACACCTCAACAGTAAATAATTCTTATAATGTTCTCGCCGATGTTATGGCTTTGAGAACAAAAGAAGAATCAGGCGACTATATTGTAAAACCATTCAACGCTAAATTCAATGATTTGAACGATTCAAATCTTGAGTTGGAAGTAACTGATGGTATTGTCTATATCGATGGTTATCGATTAGAAATGGCATCTAAAAAGATTACTGTTCCAAAAGCACAAGAAACTGTAACACTTCAAAATGAATCAGTGGTTGTACAATATGGGAACTATATCCTTGGTAGTGGCGGTGCAGGTCTACCAAATATTAGCACATTCCAAAGACAAAATATTAGATCTGCTACAGGTTATGGTGGATCAACAATTGGTACGTGTCGAGTAAGAGCCGTTGAAGAAGATGGATCTAATTGGAGATACTATCTTTTTGAAATCAATATGAATTCAGGCCAATCATTTGCTTCAGCAAAATCATTTGGTTTAAGTGCTTCTGATTATACAAATATTGTATTAACAGATGGCGCGGCTAAATTAGAAAATACTGCGCAAAATGATTTATTGTTCCCACTTCCAAAAGTAAGACCAACACAAACTGGTATTACCTTTGATGATATTTCGGTGCAAGAAAGATATACAGTAACAACTGATGGTAGTGGTAATTCAACTGCGGCTGTGTCAGTGACATCTGGTACATTTGAAAATGTTGGTACTTGGATTGTTGCTCCTACTGATGGAGCGATTGAATCACCAACTATTACTTTAGATGCTACACAAACTTCATTTACAGTATCGGGTGCATCTGCTAGTAAGACTCTTGAAATCTTAGCTAAAGTGAAGAAGCCTTCACCTACTGCTAGATCTAAGACTCTTACAGATGCTACATTAACTGTGGCTTGGCCGGGTGATGCAAGAACTGATGCTGCTGGTAACCAATACATTGATCTTGGCAAAACAGACATTTATAAATTAAATGCTGTTAAAGTTACTGATTCAGATGGTGCTGATATTAGCTCTAACTGGACTTTAGACAATGGTCAAAGGGATAACTACTATGGCCTAGGTCGAGTTGTGTTAAGAAGAGGCTTGAGTGCACCTTCGTCAAACATATTTGTAAGATACCAGCACTTTACTCATGGCGCTGGTAATTTCTTTGATGTCACATCTTACAACGCTGCTCAGGTATCATATGAAAATATTCCAAGTTATCGTCAAAATGATGGTACAACAGTCCAATTAAGAGACGTTGTAGATTTTAGACCAGTTGCAACTAGAGCAGCTGGAGGCATTGGTTTAGGTTATGATTCAAATGGTACTGGTGGGACAGGGTTAATTAACCTTCTCCCATCAAATACAGATACTTTTACTGGTGATATTGTTTATTATATGCCACGTAGAGATAAACTTGTCGCTTTAGCTGGCCCAGTAAAAGGTCAACCAATTCAAGCTGGTAGGCTTCAAGTATTACAAGGTGTTGCTGACCTAGATCCACAATATCCAGTTGTTACAGCCAATTCAATGGCGTTAATGAATATTGATCTAAATCCATACACCTTAGATAATCAAGATCTTGATACACAAATGATTCCGAATAAGCGATTCACAATGGCTGACATCGCAGAATTGGAACAAAGAATCGATAAGCTTCAAGAATTAACAACACTCAGTCTCCTTGAGTTGAATACTTCTACATTAGCGGTATTTGATTCGGCCGGGATTGCAAGAACTAAAGCTGGTTTCTTAGTTGATAACTTTAAAGATTATGCTTTTGCTGCAGTAGATCGTGCAGATTATAGAGCAGCAATTGACGATCTTGAAGGTACACTTAACTGCGAACAAGATATTCACAACGTTAGATTACTCTTTGATTCATCAGATCCTGCGACTACAGCAATATTAAAAGGCGATATTGCAATGTTGCCAATTGCTTCTGAGCCAACTTTTGTAAATCAAAATCTTGCAACTGAAGCAATTAACGTTAACCCATTTGCTGTAATTACTCATAATGGTGTTCTTAGACTTTCACCATCTAGTGATGAATGGGTAGAAACTCAATATGCACCAGACGTAATTGTTAATGCGTTTGAAACTAGAAATGGTGGGACTCAGCGTACAAGAAATAGCTTGTGGGCTTGGAGAAACTCATGGATTGGTCGTCCACGCGGTAACCAAGTAACAGTTCGTGGCCGAGTAACAACTCGTAGAGAAATTATTGCTGATCGTGTAATTGATGTTCAAATCATTCCATTTATGAGATCGCGCAAAATTTACTGGAAAGCTGAAGGATTAAGACCAAATACTCAGCACTTTATGTTCTTCAATGGAACTTTAATTTCTGATTATGTTCGTGAAGAATCATTTAAGAATTGGTCTAGACGTAGAGATGATGTTGGTAATATTTACACCAATAGAACGTCGCATCCTGATGGAGCAACAACACTAACTTCAAACGCAACTGGTGAAATTACTGGGTCATTTATTATCCCAAGTAATAGCTCGTTGAAGTTTAGAACTGGTACTAAATTAGTTAAATTGCTAGACATTTCAGCCGATGCTGACAATGATGCGTTGTCAAAAGCCCGTTCAAGCTTTACATCTTCTGGTGTACTAGAAACTAGACAAAGAACAATACGTAATACTCGTATTGAAGAAAGAATTACCCTTATTGAAGAACCACAAGATGATGGTGGTGGAAATGACGAGGGTGATCCATTAGCACAAACTTTCTTTATTAACGCTCTTGAGAATCCAAATGGTATCTTTGTAACTAAAGTAGATGTATATTTACAAACTAGAGATGATACTATCCCATTGCGTTTGGAATTACGTGGTGTTGAAAATGGTATTCCAAATATGTGGCCAATTTCAGGTGCGTACGTATATAAGAAACCAGCTGATGTAAATATCCCATCTGACATAAATAACTTAACTTCTGTTAGAGCTGCTCCAACAACATTTGTGTTTGATGAGCCAGTTTATCTCTTACCAGAACGTGAGTATGCGGTTGTTCTTAAATCAGAATGTACTGGGTATCATGCTTATGTTGCTAAAACTTATGACTTCTTATTAGGATCTACAGAAGCTCGAGTAAGTAAACAACCAACACTTGGTTCATTGTTTACTTCTCAGAATGGATTTACCTGGACACCAGATCAACAAAGAGATTTGATGTTTAAGTTATATAGAGCTGAATTCTCAAGCTCGGCATCTGCTATTTTAGAAAATGCATCTGCACCAACTCACTTGTTAGGAAGCAATCCAATTTCTACGACGGCTGGAGATGCTACTGTTAGAGTATTCCATAGAGGCCACGGCTTAATTAAGAACGATTATGTTAGATTGACAAACGTCGATAGTGGAACTAGTTATGGTGGAATTATGGGCTATAGCCTATCAGGTTCTCGCCAAGTAACTAATGTAGACTGGACTGGTTATACGTTTGAAGCTGATTCGGTTGCAAGTGATACTTTAAGAACTGGTGGTGATGGTATTATTGCTAGCCAAAACTATATGTTTGACATCTTTGTACCTAACATTCAAACTCTATTACCAGATAGAACAAATGTAACTGGTTCTATTAAATTAACCGAAGGTTCTTCTTATGCAGCTAATCGAAACACTGCAACAGGATATAATAGAGCAAAAGCTTCAACATATAGTTCTGTAACATTGGGCGAATTTAATTATAACACCTCGCCTAAGTGTCTATTTAGTGATTCGAATGAAGCATTATCTCCATTAAGTGGTGATAAATCAGTAACAATGAAATTGGATCTTACAACAACCGATACAAAAGTATCACCAGTTATTGATTTGCAAAGAGCTTCATTAACAATGTTTGAAAACATTATTGATAAGCAAGATTCAGCTGCAACTAATGGTTATAATGTACCAATTAGTTTTGTTAATGAGACTCATCCAACTGAAGGAACTGCTGCTGCAAAACATACTACAATTCCAGTAACGCTTGCAGAACAAGCAGTTGGGTTGAAGATCTTATTTGCTGCGCATAGACCTTTGACTGGTGGGTTTAGAGTTTATTATAAGACTGGTTCGGGTGATGATAACTTTGATGAAATCGATTGGATTGAAGTATCAGAAGCTTCAAATAATCCAGCTGATGAAAATCCAGGAATCTTTAGACAATATGAATACTTAGCAGGTGGTCAAGGTGGTAACCTAAACGCATTTACTAAGTTCCAATTAAAGATTGTTATGACATCAACGAATTCATCTAAAGTTCCAGTAATTCAAGATTTGAGAACGATAGCACTCGTAACATGATAAATAGTAATAGATTCTTAAAGGTTGATGGTCATCCTGGCTTAGTTCGAGATAAAGCATCCGGTGCGATATTAAATGTTAATAAACAAGAAATATCACAAGCTAGATCTAGAAAGAAAGTATGGAAAGAGCAACAAGAAGAATTAGAGCAGTTGAGATCTGATGTTGCATTTATGAAAGAAGCATTGGCTCAACTCTTAGAGGATAGAAATGGCAATAACAGTAATTAACCTATCAGATCCAGTATCTACATGGGTATCAAAAACAAATACAGTCGCTAGTAATCTAGGCGATTTGACGCTTTTGACTATTGGTGGGTCAGATATTGTTACGGCCATAAATCGAGTAGACTCTAATTTAGGTACAATATCTGCATTATCAACAGGTGATAAATCTGATCTTGTCGCAGCAATAAATGAAGTGTATGATTTAGCTCTAAGAGGTAATGAAGCACTTAACGATTCAGATGAAATTATTGGTCTATTTTCAAGTTCGGCTAGCATTAGTCTAGACTCATCTTTAGGTCAATATTCTATTATAAATAACAGTATTACTTTTGATATGCTTCAGTCAAACATTGTTAAATCTAGTAATTTTAACAATAGTCAAACTTTGCTTATCAAAAATTCAAGCGGTACGACTGTAAAAACAATGTATAGTCCAGGGAATTAAAAAAAATGGCAGGTCCTTTAAAGTTAACGTTAGATAACAATCTACAAGAAATGACATCTGGAGAACAAGATTACATCGAACATGTAATTCTTGCAGATTTCGCTAGCTCGGATACTGGTGTTGGAACTGTTTCAGTGAATCCAGGTTCAACCGCCGGTTTAACACTTATTGGTTCATTTACTAATACCATTCATCCAAATAGTGTTGGTTCGCACCCAGTAGGTACATCATATAACTCGACCGTCTATAACTTTTATCAAGATAGACAGTCAGCATCAGAGTCTATAACACGGCCTCTCGAATGGGATGGTACAGATGTTATTGAACAAGACGATACCAAATTAAATGCTGGTGTTATTGATGGTACTCAAGATAACTTTGCTGCTGAAGGATTAGGTTCTTATGCATTAAGCCCGTCTGCACCTGCCGGTGGAACGTGGACTGCTAAAGGAACTATTCAAAATACTGTGAATGGTGGTAGTACATCAACTACATATCTCTGGAGAAAAACTGCAGCTGCTTCTACCCCAACGACTGTACGCCCAATGAGATGGGATGGCGTGAATGCTATTCAAGAAATGACAGATGCGCAGATTGAAACTCTTACTGCTCGTTTTAGAAACAGAGTAGCTGCTGGAATTGGACAATACCAAATTTCTACGAATGCTCCAACAGGTGGTGGTACTTGGGTAACTAGAGGTTCTTCTTTCTCAGATACTCGTAGAACACTTGCAAACCAAAACTATTCTAATACATTCTCTAGAAATTTTGCTCGTAACTTTGCTGGTTATTATATCAGATATTATTCTGGTCGTAACTATGGTTCATATGGTCGTAACTTTACTGGTTACTTCACGGGATATTATACTGGTTACTTTACAGGTTTGACTGTCCAGTCTGCAACTGAAACGAATGAAACCAAGAGTTTATGGGTTAGAACTGCGTAATATATAATATTACATAAATGATTACAAATTATTTACTAAAGGTTGAATTGAATGAAAGTCTCTGAATTAGAAATTCTCCGTGCACCGGACGAAACTCCAGTTGTACGGAAGAGAAAAATTTTAGATCCATATTTTTGTAATAATGCTGAAACTCAAGTAGGATGCCAATTCGAATACGAAGATGGGACGATCCTTAATGCTACTGTTTCTGATACTGACGAAGGTAATCCCGATTGGGCTGAAATCTTCGATCTATTTACAAAAGAAGAAATCCAAAAAAATACGCAAATGATGCTTGATCGCAATCGTAAAGAGCGAGAAGAGCGTGAGCGTATTGATATGGAAAATGCTGAAAAAATGAAAGCCGACATTTTGTTCCAGGCTAAACTAGAAGCATTTGAAATTGAAGAAATCAAAAATTCTCAAAATCGTGAACTTAAGTCTAAGATTAGAAAATCTAAAAACTTAACTGAATTACAAGCATATGCTGCTGTCTTAGTTATGAAGGAATTAGAAACAGGTGAAGCTTCCGAGTAAAGGGTTTTTATACACTGCTAGTCTAAACCCAGCTTATTTGACTAGTGCTAGATTTTCAGCAATTAGCTTAAAAGACTATTATCCTAAAGCGCATATCACAATCTTTACTCATAAAGAATGGGTTGAAGAAAGTGATTATGGTATTTTTGATTCTATTATTACCGCCGATGAAGACGGAATAGAAGTTCCTTTTAGCAAGAGAGCAAAGATGTGGGCATGTGCTAGATCTCCTTATGATCTAACATGCTACGTTGATGCTGATTGCGAGATTGTTCATGAAGATATAAAGGATATATTTGATTGTCATGACCCAGCCAACAACATTACCATCACCCGAGCTAGACCTTATTCAGCATCTATTGATCCGAAATGGAATGGAGGTGAGCTCACCGATCATTGCGGATTGTATATTTTTGACAATGATAATCGGACTAGAACTTTCATGCAAAGGTGGTATGATTATTGGGTAATGCAACAGGAATACTCTAAAGAGATTCCAGTGCCTGACGAAAGATTTAGACCTTTTGACATGTATACATATTGGTACCTAATGAATAAAACAGAATTCGGTATCAAACGCGGATATTTCCCACACCCTGATGCTAGATGGCAATTTATTTTTAACTATGATGAAAGCGAGTTGGATGGTCAAGAAGTAGTAATTACTCATAGACCAATCCCGAGAGATATGCAAACCTATGGAATTGGTATCAATTAACAATCCTGAACTAATCGAAGTTCTAAACAGATATAAAGATATTGTAATCCCACAAAAGGACTCTATTCAATTACATGGAGATCCTGACGAAAATGAACTTCACACCTCACCTGAATATTTAGACGAAATGATTGCAAAGGGAGACGAATTTATCGGATTCCCTGAAGCAAGTTATGGTCAAGATTTAATTGACCGAAATGCTTCTCCATTTTATAACGATTGCTGGGACATTAGACAAGAACTAGGTGAACTTCTTGTTTCTCCAAATTGTGCAGTAATGATGTACTATCCAGAAAATGGATTTATGAGTTGGCATAATAACTGGAATTGCCCAGGATATAATATCTTATTGTCTTGGTCTGAAACTGGAAATGGATTCTTTAGATATAAAAATCCAACCAATGGCAATATTACCACAATGTATGATTCACCTGGTTGGACTGCTAAAGTTGGTTATTTTGGTTCTAAAGAAGAACCTGATTCTATCTTTTGGCATTGCGCTAGATCATATGAGCCAAGACTTACTCTCGGGTATGTTATCCCAGATAAAAATATGTGGGAAATGATGATCGACGATATTCAAGATAAATAGAATTGTTACATTTTTGTTAAATTTTCATTTCACA